GCCGCGTGCCCGGCGCGCGCCAGATCACCGGGATCGAGCGGATATTTCGCGGACAGCACGGCCACCACCGAGGGATCGAGCACGTAATTGACCGTGTTCAAGGCCAGAGCGACGGTGCAGCACTGCGGGGTGGTGGCGTCACGCAAAACGAGGCCCAAACGGGCAAATCGCCGCTGGGCCTCGTTGATGTAGCGGATCAGCGTGCTGTCGGACCACAGGTAGTCCGAAGGCCCGGAGACTTGGTTGGATCTGTCGTTCAGGATGTTTTCCCGAAGCTCTTCCAGCAACTCTCCGAGGTTCATGTCACGCCGCCTGTTTGCTGGTGTCCTTCAAGATACGATAGGGATAGCGCAGACGGTCTTCGTAATCAATGACCTTGAGCGTGTCAGGGTCCACGACCGGCGCGGAATAGATCGCGTTGTCGAGCACCTCCAGAATGCCGGGCGGCACATCGACCGGCTTGCCGGGCTTGACGAGCCACTGGCGACCATTGAGGCCAATCGACAGGCCGCTGGGCGGGATGGTGTCGTTCTTCTCGATGGTGATCCGGGTCATCTGCTCCGTGGACGCCGCAGGGGCCAGCTTCGGCACGGCCTTCGGGTCCGCCTTGGGCGCGGCGCGGCGCTTGGGCTTGGCGACAACGCTGTCGTCTTCGACCAGAAAGGTGTCTTCGTCATGCTCACTCATCGTCATCTTCCTCCATTACAGCTGCGTTAAACGCGGAAACGTAGTCATCCTCCGGCAAGGCTTTGTCGAGGTTGGCTTTCAGCCACGCGAGCACTTCGTCGATGTTCTTGAACACGAACTCGCGCTCGGGGTCTTTCCAAGGCTTGTTGTCGTCCGGCGAGCGGCTCTGGTTCGCCTTCTTGATCTTCGGGTCATCCACACGGATGAGGTAGCCGTTGGTCAGGCGTTCGATCCGTGCACAGTCACCCATAAGACCCTCCTAAAAAATAGGGGTGGATCTCTCCACCCCATAGTTACAACGGCTCGGGGAGGATCAGCCGGTGATCTTGAAGATCCAGAGCTTGCTGGTCGAGGCGGCGGCAGCCGACAGCGAGACGGTCGAGCGGCCATCGAAGGCCGTGTCAACGATCACGGAGCCGGTGTCCACGGTCATGGTGCCAGCGGTCACCGTCTTGATGGTGTCGCCAGCCGGGAGGCCGCGCTGCCAGCAATAGTCGGTGACATCGGTCACGTCGAAGAACTCGACGCAATGCGGGTCAAAGCCGACCGGGATGTCCACGGCGTTGCCGTCCGAGGTGAAGTAGCCGGTCAGCGTGCGCGTCACGTCGCTGCTGCGCACGTTGCCGATGAGGGTGCCCGAGCCGACGTAAGTGCCGGGGAAGGACGAGCCGTGAATATTAACGTCAATCTGGTCGCGGACGGTCATGTCAAATCTCCTGAGAAGCTGTTGGGTGAAGTGATGGGGGCCGAAGCCCCCTCACTCATCAGGCGGTGCAGGCCACTTCCAGACGACCCATGAAGAAGTCCTGAAGGATGACCGTGCCGGTCCAGAGCTTCCAGCCGACCGTGCCGCGCTGGCCGAGCGGATCGCCAGCGGCGGGCTTCGGGTTGACGACCATGGGGGTCATCGCCGAGTGGCCCTTGAGCGGGACGAGGCCGAAGGCGTCGCGACCGAAGATCAGGATCGGGTAGATGTCGAGGTTGACGCCGCCCGTCGAACGGCCAGCCGTCGCCGGGGTCAGCGCCGTGCCGGTGAACGAAGCGATCACCGCGCCAGCGTCGGTCCACGGGGTGAACACGGTCGAGGTCAGATAGCGGACCTGCTCCAGCGAGCCGATTTCGCCCTCGAACGGCGAGGTGTGGGGACCGTAATCCGCCACGACCTTGAAGCCGGGGACATTGCGGAGATCGCTTTCGAGATCCGGGTGGCAGATCGCCATGTACGACGCTTCGACCGACTTCGTACCGTAGTTCGCCGTCGAGCCGACCACCTGCGTGATCTTCTTGGCGTTCTGACGGTTCAGAGCCGTGGTCACCTTGCGCTGATCGGACAGCGCGATGGGCGCAACGATCAGGGAGCGGGAGGCGACGGCCTGCGCGTAGAACACGTTGAGACCGGCCTTCAGGACGTTGAAGCGGATGGTCTCCAGCGTCGCGGCAGCCTGCTCACCGAGGATCTCGGTCATCTGGGCCAAGATCGGGTCGGTGTGGGTGTCCTGAATGACATCGGTCAGCGAGGTGAAGTCGCCGAACTGCTGCAGCTGGACCGTGTAGTCCTGATTGGCCAGCATGCTGCCGTTCGGGGTCACGCCTTCGACCAGCGGCGTGGTCGCGAGCGGGATGTAGAAGGCCGAGCCGGGGGTGTTCGTACCGGCAGAACCACCTGCGCCCTGCAGGAAGTATCGGCGGAACTTGGCGGTCTGCGTCGAATTGGTCGGCAGCGGGTAGGTCTGGCCGAACTTTTCGATGTGCAGGTACGGGATAGCGCGGGTCAGCATCTTGACCACGGCGTAGGCGGCGACTGCGGGCGAAATATCGCCATAGCTGGTGATGTTCATTTCTGGCTCCGTTTAGGCTCAAGAAGGCATTTTGGCGAAGGTGTCGAAGGCGTCCTCAAACGTCTGAGGCAACCCCTGAACAACCGTCGAGCGCTTCGATCCGACTGGGGCCAGCGCCGCCACCGCTTGTTTGGTGGCCGCAGGCAGCTCGGTCGCGGGCTTCTGGGTAACCACAGCTGCCGGAGCAGCTGCAGGCTTCCCGTTGGCCTGCTCGTATCGGTGAATGAGATCGGTGACCTCTTCCGCCGTTCCACTCTGGATAACACTGTTGTATGCGTGTTTCAAGTAGGCAGGCTGCTGTTCGACCCACTTCACGACGTTATCGCGCAAAGTTGCGCTGTAAGTGGGCACAGCCTCTTTCAGGTCAGCGAGCTGGGTGCGCTCCAGCAGCATCTGGATCGCTTCGTCGCGGGTCTGAAGCGCCTTGCTGAACTCCTTGAAGACATGCTGGACGAGCACGTTGTTTTCGGCGCGACGCTTCAGCTGCTCGGCGCGCGAAACATCGGGAAAGTCAGCCTCGTACTGGGTGATCGCCGAGATCTCGTCCTGCGTGAACTGCGGCGGGACAATCGGAGTGTCCTGCGGCGCAGCCGGAGCGGGCGCAGGGGCCGCAGGCGTCTCGACCGGAGCGCGACCGATCAGGTTACCCAGACGCTTGACCAGCTCTTCGTCGGTCAGAGCGGGCTCGACAGGCTTGGGAGCCTCAGCGGCGGGAGCGCCTTCGACCGCAGCGGCGGCAGCCGGGTCCACGAACTCGGTCTGCTCGACCGGAGCGCCTTCGACCGGCTTGGGAGCCTCGGCAGCGGGGGCCGGGGTCTCGACAGGAGCTGCCTTGGGCGGCTCTTCCCCCTTGGCGGCGAGCGCCGCGAGGTCATCGAACGCCTTGGAGAACACGTCCTCTTCGGTGGTCTGGGCGGCGGCTTCAGTCTCGGTGGCCTGCAGGGTCTGCGTCGTCATTTTGCACCTTCGGTTTAGAGTAACTCATAGTCTGGCTTGGGTCCGGCCCTGCGCTGCAGGGCTCCGGGGATCGGTCGCTGGGTCAGCGTGCGGATCAGGTTACTGTAGGCCACCGCCTCCCCCTGCAGCCGGGGGAAGTCCTCCGGCTTGCACTTGACCATCAAGTCCTTGGACCGCTCCAGCTCCAGCTCCAGCAGCTCCAGCAGCAGGCTGTGCCCCGGCGAGCCCTGCGCCGCCGCCAACCCCTCCATCAGCTGGGCCAGCCGCTCCACTTTGTATTCCAGACTGGTGCGCGCCGACATCTGTAATCCCCTGTTCGAGCAGGTCGAGCGCCGACTTGACGCTCGCCGCATCCGCCATCGCAGAGTTCTTGTTACCCTGCGCAATGTTCTTGAAGGCGTCGGCGAGCAGCTTCCTCGCGTTGGCCTTCTGAAGCTCGTCGGCCAGCTCTTGCTGTGTCTGCGCCTGCTGAGCCTTCTGTGCCTGATTACGCTCGACAACGTCTTCTGGCAAGAGCATGTCGAGAAGATCACGCGTGCCCATGCGCGCCGTGACCAGCTTGCGCATGTCAACATGATCGCGCTCTTCGGGCTGCAGCGTCTGGGCCAACTGGTCAACCTGCATGCCGCGAACTTCCTTGGCGACCAGCGAGGTCGCGCCGCGCGCGATCACGTTGTAGTCGGCCACGCCGGGCTCGTCCGGGTTGAACTTGCGGTTGAAGATGATCAGGCTCTGGATCACGCTCTCGGTGAAGCGGTCGAAGTTGCGGACGATGTCCTTGAAGGGAAGCGCTTCCTGCCCGCGCAGCATCGACGCGCCAGCGGCGGTTCGCATCGGCTCGCTTGGCGTGTTGTCCATGTCGCCGCCCGTGGACGGACCCACGAAGGTCTCATTGTCCGCGAAGCCCATGAACATGGTCACCACAGACTGCAGCTCTGCCAGATGGCTCTCGATCTTGATGTCTCGGACAGCCGGGAACTGGGCTTCCTGCCCGGTGCCGGTGCGATACCAGATCTTGTATGCGGTCGTGGATGTGAGGTCCTGATCGAGCCGGAGCAGGTCGGTGTTCAGCTCCAGCTGCGGCCCGCACACCACCGAGGCGTTGTCGAGCATCATGCGGGTCGAGGCGCTGATCGCCATCTGGCTGTCGCGCATGATCGTCGGCAGGCCCTGCCCGACTGGGCTGGTGTCGTCCTCGTCGAACAGGAACGGGTGGATGGTCTGGACTTCGGCGTCGATGTTGACCCACGGGTTGATCGTGGCCTTGATGATGTTGCCCGCGATCATCCACACCTCGGCGTCGATCTCGTCGGCCATCTTGTCTTCGGACACGTTGACGCCACACATCGAGAGATAGCTGCCGGACAGCGGCCCGTGCCAGCAAATCACCTCGTATTTGTTGCTGTCCATCTTCATTTCGTTGACGTTGACCTTCACACCCATGGTGCGAAGCTCCATCTCGAACTCGACCTCCTTGTAGTTTCCGACCGGGTGGTCGGTCAGGTAGGTCTTGATCTGGTCAGCGAGGAAGTCCGGGCGGCGGGCCAGCGCGTAGACTTGGCTGCGCGACATGACCTTGCGGATGAAGTGTCCGTCGCCGTCACGCAGGCGCTTCGCGGCCATGTCGGGATAATAGTCCCAGACGGTCGTGAACTCCATGAGCGGCTTGTAATAGGTCTTGGTGGTGACCTTCGGCGTCTTGGTGATCGGATCGACCTTGACGATGACCTTCTTGCACTCGCGGGCGAACGGGCCGCGCAGCACGCCGAGGCCGTACTGAACGCCGGAGCGCACGACCGAGCGGTTGAGCGACACGAAGTCCTGCGTCTGGTCGCCGCCTATCTCCTGCAGCTGGTCGTCGATCAGGGTCATGAGCTGCTGGGCGCGCTTGTCGGCCATCTTCTGGATCGCGGCGTCCACGAAGTCGTCGTCGATCTCTGGCTGCTCGCCGTCCTCCTTCGCCTCTCCCATGGCGTCGGCGATGGCCTTCTCGGCGTCGGCCTGCGACAGGTCCGGGCTCGGGCTGGCCTTGATCACCCAGTTGCGATCCTCGCCTTGGAACATCAGGTTCATCAGGCGGGAGACCACGGAGACGCACTTTATCCGGGTTACTCTGGGGTACGCCTTGGACCGCGACGGGCTCATGTCCTTGTCGATGTCCGGGTCGTAGATCCCGAGATACTGGCGCTGGTTGCGCAGCCAGCGCAGCTCGGCGATGCGCCGGTCGTTCTTGAACTGGATGAACAGCGTGGACAGCTTGTCGCCGACCGTGCGCAGATCATCCGCTTTGATGACCTTCACCGGGGCCGGAGCGTCCGCGCTCGACGGCACCTGCACGTCCTTCGGATTGATCGTGGCGACATTTCCGCTGAGAGCCATGCTGGTCACCTGTAGTGATAGGTCTGTTTGAACTGCGGCGGTTTGAACGCCTGCGCGCCGTACCTTATCTCACGTTGTGCACCACGATGGAAGTAGCGACAGAGATACCCGAACGCGTCGCCGGGATGGGTGTACGGGTTGTCCTCGGGCTCGTTGCCCTTGAGGATGTTCTTCTTGGTGTTGATCTCCCAGCGCCAGCCGCCCTTGAGCGCCCTGACCAAGATCGGGCAGTGCTTGGGGTCGATCAGGATGCCCGGCCCGGCGTCCACCAGCCGCGTCGTGAAATACTCGATGGCGTCGAGACGCAGCGGGAGCCTGTTGTTACTCTCGGTCGCGCACGGCCAGAACGCCTTCAGGATGTCCACCACGGAGCGCTCGTCGGACTGCGAGCGGTTGTTGGCCGCAGGGTCAGGGGCGAGCGTCAGGCGCGCGTTGGGGAAGCGTCGCGCGAGGTAGGGGCGGATCACATCCGTGGCCAGCCGCATCGCGCCCATGCCGGACTGCACGCACTCTCCGAGCACGTTCAGCCTGCCGTGGCTGTCCTGCTGACCAAAGATGATCGCCGAGCCGCCGAGACCCGGATCAAGTCCAGCGATGAGCGGCAGCATCGGGTTGTAGAGCAGGCTGTGCTTGGCGACGTGCATGTCGGGGATGAAGCTCGGAACGACCGGCTTGCCCGACGCGCTGAAGCCCCATTCCGCGTCCACGAACTGCTTGACCCACGCGATGGTCTTGCCCTTGATCTGGTTCTCGTAATAGCGCCGACCGCCCGGCAGGTTGTCGAGGTTCTCGGCCTCGTCGGACATGCCGCTGGGCTGCACGAAATAGTGGGCGTTCAGCTCGGTCTGGAAGTCGCCGTCGCCCATGCGCTCGACGATCTCCGGGTTGTGCAGATAGTCGAACCACCAGTTGTCTTCGGTGTCCGGGTTACTGGAGCCCCACATGCCGTAGACGTTCGGCTTGGTCCCGTCCGGCAGCTTGT